GTTGCCCAGCATCTTGGCATGCATCGACGCACCCTTAACCGCCACCTGGCAACTGAGGGTGAGAGTGTCACAACGATCATCAACGCTGTACGGGCTGAACTCGCCGAAGAGTATTTGGCCAACAGCAAACGCCGATTTTATGAGGTGGCCGAACTGCTCGGCTTTTCCACGGCCGGTGATTTTTCACGGTGGTTCCGCAGCCAGTTCGGCAAGACACCTTCGGCTTGGGCCGCCTCCTACAGAGAGAGCAAGGCGACGTCCGAGCCCTTATCGCCTGAATAAATAGAACGAGAGGTAAGGTTGGCCGACTCACTAGCCTGCTGGCCGGGCATCTTATCTTCGACGTATCTGACGTTACCCATTGCGCCGCAACGCACTTGCAGCGTCCCAATACGCCAACAAATTGTCCTGCAATGCAAAGGTTATCGCTCTCGGTCCAGTTAATATCGATTGCGGCCCCCGCTCTGCTGATAGGGCTAGCAAGATCTTCGGATACACGAATCCCCCCTGCGCACCCGAACAGTTTGGATCAACAATAACAAGCGCCGCCGTACATCAAGGCACGATGTCACCTGCCCCGCCTACGGTCCGGCCAAGAACCATCGAAATGGAGACGCCATGCGAGTCGAACAACTGACCTGTGCCATCGGCGCGGAACTGCACAATGTGAATCTTGGCGACGCAGTGCGCGATGACGGGTTGTTCAACGAAATTTATGCAGCGCTATTGAAATACAAGGTGCTATTCCTGCGCGACCAGGATCTGGACAAACTCTCACGCAAGGACCACGAAGCATTTGCCATGCGTCTCGGCCAGCTTGAAACCCACCCGATGCTCCCCAGCCATCCGGAGGCCCCCGGTCTGGTGCAAATCTACAAGACCCCGGAGAATCCGGCGGATCGCTACGAGAATGCCTGGCACTGCGATGCCACCTGGCGGGAATCGCCTCCGATGGGTGCTGTACTGCGTTGCATCGAATGTCCACCGACCGGTGGCGACACCATGTGGGCCAACATGGTGCTGGCGTATGACAATCTGCCCATAGATGTGAAGCAGGAAATCGACAGCCTGATCGCCAACCACAGCTTCAATTCCTCCTTTGCCGCCGCCATGCCAAAGGAGAGGCGCCTGGCGATGAAGGCGCAATACCCGGATGCGGAACATCCAGTCGTGCGTACCCATCCCGAAACTGGCGAGAAGGTGCTGTTCGTCAATGCCTACGCTACGCATTTCGTGAACTACCACAGCCAGGGACGTGTCCGTGTCGGTCAGGACTACAACCAAAAAGGCGTTGACCTGCTGAAGTACTTGATTAGCCAGGCCTACAACCCCGAGTATCAAGTCCGTTGGCGCTGGAAGAAAAACAGCGTGGCGATTTGGGACAACCGCTGCACCCAGCACTATGCAGTGATGGACTATCCGCCTTGCCATCGCAAGATGGAGCGCGCGGCCATTATCGGCGACAAACCCTACAGATAAGTAAAACGGTCCAAAGGAGACGCCTCTGAGAGTCTCCTTTTGGATAGCTGTCACGTCAAAACAATCCTCCCAATGCAGCGGGTTCCCAGTTCATGATCACCAGTTCGCCACTGACCTCGGCCTTGCCCTGCCGCTGGTTAGTCGTGGTGTAGCGGATGTCCAGCGTCTCAAAATGAAAGCCTTCGAACACTCGACGGATGTCCGGGTGGTCGTTGATGCTGACCATCACCCTGCCCTTGCAGCGGCGCATGAAATCGGCCATCCGCTCGTAATTTTCAAATGGAAAGTCCACCCCATAGCCGGCGGTCTGCCAGTACGGCGGGTCCATGTAGTGGAAGGTGTGGGCACGGTCGTAGCGTTCGGCACAGTCGAGCCAAGGCAAATTTTCCACGTAGGTACCCGACAAACGTTGCCAGGCGGCCGAAAGGTTTTCTTCGATGCGCAGCAGGTTGATGGCCGGGCCAGTGGTGGCGGTACCGAAGGTCTGCCCGGAGACCTTGCCGGCAAAGGCATGGTGTTGCAGGTAAAAGAATCGCGCGGCTCGCTGGATGTCGGTAAGGGTTTCCGGGCGGGTCATCTTCTGCCACTCGAACACCTGGCGCGAGCTGAGCGCCCATTTGAACTGGCGCACAAACTCTTCGAGGTGGTTCTGCACCACGCGATAGAGCGTCACCAGATCGCCGTTGATGTCATTGAGCACCTCGACGGGCGCCGCCTGGGGCCGCATGAAATACAGCGCGGCCCCTCCGGCAAAGACTTCAACATAGCATTCGTGAGTTGGAAACAGCGGAATAAGGCGATCGGCCAGGCGGCGTTTGCCGCCCATCCAAGGGATGATAGGTGAAGACATGAATAGCAAGACCTTTACTGTATAAATAAACAGGTGCTAGGCTCGCTCTGCTTTGTGCACAGAGCAGGAGCCTTGGCGGGACTTGCAGGGACAATCTGCGGGGACGGTGGCCAGGCTGGATGTTGACGCATCTAGACTGGCCGCTCCTTTTACTTTGATTTTTGAAACTTCTGACTCGGGCCGACTCATGCGCCCGGGCAATCAATCCGGCACTTCGAGTACGACCTTCTGCGGTTTCCCTGACGCCTTGGCCTTGCCCTCCTTTCCGCCGTTGCACTCCACCGACACCGTCCACCCGGACGGGGTAAAAGTGTGATCCACCGACTCCGCCAAATACTCACCATCGAGCCCACGCTTGAAGCCCTGCGCCTTGATCATGATTTCGGCAAACAGGTCCGTACGCCCGGGCAGGTCGAGGCGCACCGAGGCGGTGGATCGGTTGAACGCGGCCAGACGTGCCTTCGCCGCCTCGTCGGCCGCCGTGCGGTCCGGGTAGATATGGCGATCGGTGTGCACCGGCGGCATGCCCTCGGGCACGTTGGGATTGTCCAGGTGCGAGATCAGCAGCTCGCCGCTGACCGGGTCCTGGTACTGGGTGCTGACGCCCTGATGGGCGCTGCGGTCGCTCAAGCGAAATTGCCAGCGGGTCACGTCATTGCGTTGCAAGGTGATCACACCCAAGTCCTTGCCACTGGCGCTTTGCCCGCCCTGTCGCGGCAGGACCAGCAGCTTGCCATCGGCCACCTTGGCCGTGCAGTCGTGCTTCTTGGCCACCCGGGTGATGAAGTTGAAGTCGGATTCATTGAGCTGGTCCATGCGTGGCACCCGGGTATCGACCGGGCACGACGGCTGCCAGCCATTGCGCGCGGCAACGTCGCCCACAATCTGCGCCAGGCTGACGTCCTCCCAACTGCCGCTGCGCGTGGTCTTGCCGCTGCCACGCATGTCGCTGGCTTTGCCGCTGATCACCAGCGTGTCCGGCGGGCCGGAAACCGCCACCTCGTCCACGGTGTAGCGGCCCATGCGCGTCAGGTCGGCGCCGGCATACCCCAGGTAGACCTCGATGCTCGCGCCACGGACGGGCAGCGACACCGCGCCGTCACGGTCATCAATGCGCAGCTCAAACGAATCGGAGGCCATCCCGGGCCGATCGGAGAGCTGCAGCGACACTAGCCGATCATTGATCAAGGTGGTGATGTCGGCGCCATCGGCGACGATGCGGAAAAGTGGTTGCATGACGGTACCTCAGACAAGAAAAAGCCCGCACGCGGCGGGCTGGGTAACGGGATTAATCCCATAGCGAGATCACGCTGTCAGTCTCCACCACCAGCTCTGGCAGTGTGATCAGCACGCCGGCCCGGAATGGCTGCGGTTCATCGGCCAGGCCCTGATTGGCGGCCAGCACCGCCTCGACGCTGCGGTTCAAGTGGCCGTAATAGTGGTGGCACAGGGTGTCGAGCAGATCCCCGTCAGCTGTTCTGCAAGTCATCGCCATAGCGGACAAACTCCAATGAAAAGCCCTGCTTGCGCGGGATCGCCCCTGGCAGCAAGGCGCTTTGCTCTTCTTCAATATTGGTCAAACACCAGTTGCCCAACACCTCGCCATAACCGGTAGTCAGGTTCAGTGGCAGCAACTTGGCGCCGATGCTGCGCAGCGTATCCAGCTGCTTCAGCCCGCCTTTGAAGCTCGGGTAGATCGCGCCCTTGATAGTGATTTTTTCCTCACCCAGACCCACCGCCTGCTGTGCCGGGCGCCGCGTCAGGCGTTCCTGCGCGGCCCAGCGAAACGACGTCTGCCGCCGTAGTTCGTCAAACGCGGCGGTGTCCAGGTTGAAGTAATACGGTCGCTCATTGGCCTTGAGCGGATAGAGGATCAGCAGGTGCGGGAACGGCTTCACCGCGTCGGGAATCGGCGTCATGTCGCCGGCAAACCATTCGGTGGGGAAGATGTTGCCCAACGCGGCATTGGCCTTGCCAGCGACCTTGTTGAACGCCGCGCCAAAGCGGCCGATCTGTTCGGTGAGCGCGGAAAAGTGCTCATCAAACTGTGACAACGCGCGCTGGGTCTGGTTGTAGAAGCTGGCGACTTTGCCGATCTTGGCCTGCGCCGAGTTGATTGCACTTTGCAGACGCCGGGTCTTGTCGCTCAGGTCCTCGCTGATAAAGGGCAAACCTTCCAGCGCATCGGCCGCCCCACTGATTTCGTTGAGCGCGCCATTCATGGGACCGGTCATCGACTCGAGGTCAGTGCGGCCGGCTTCACCGGCATCGACCATGTACTTCAGCCCGCCCTGCAGGTGCTGCAGGTAAGTTTTTTCATCCGTCATTTCACGTCCTCAACCCACGTGGGGTGCATCAAACAACTGCCGGGCGCGCGCCTCCCGGGCGAAGTCTTCAAACTGACGGCGCAGGTACGGCATCATTTCCTGAACGAACTGCGCCGGGTCTTTCACATCGCCGTGCACCTGAAAAACCGGGGCCGGGGCGAAGGTGAATTGCTGATCGACCTTCGGCCATTCGGGTGTCTTAGCCGCGGTGCTCGACATCAATGCCGCCGCCGTGACCGGCGCGGTGGGGGCGTTTTCCATCGAGCGCACGACCGCGCCAACCCCCTGGCCGGCGGCCATGGGAAAGATGCCGAGCGGTGCTTTGGGTACGATTGGCGTGTCCGGCCCACCAAATAAAGCCTTGCCCATGGTCGCGCCCACGTCGCCGCCGCCCCACGCCCCGAGCCAGGCACCGATCATTCCGCCCACTGCGGTGCCCAACAACGGTATGACCGAACCGATGGCGGCACCGGCGGCGGCGCCAGCCAATCCACCGGCAAACCCACCCGCCGCCTCGCCGTAGCCTTCGGCCTTTTCATCACGGGTGGTCGCGTTCTGGTAAGTGTCCAACACCTGAACGCCGGCACCGACCGCCGCCAGCGCCCCGCCCACTTTCATGCCACGGGACGGCCGACTTACAGGGCCTTTTCTCTTTCGACCTGAATCGTAATCCAGCCCGTCGTCATCGCCGTCATTCGCGTTGGTCACGAACACCCGCTGCACGATATTGGACCGGTCGCCGGCCGAACCGCGCGCGATGTTCACCAGCCCCCGACCGATCTTCAGCGCGGCCCAGGCCTTGCCCGCCAGCAACGCTCCGGCACTCAACGCCGCCAGGCCCAGCACTACCTTGGGCGTCTCCTCGGACAAGGCGGTCAAGCCACGGGCCGTCGCACCGATACCGCTGGCCAGCGCATCCGTCGCCGGCCGCAGGGCATCACCGATGGCGCGCAGCGAATCGTTGAACGCCTGACCGGTTTCAGCCCAGCGTTGCGCAGACGTTTCACGGCGCTCGCTCAGGTTCTTGTCGAGAATGACCTTGCGCTCGCCGTTGGGGTCCGAGGCGCCTTTTTTCAGGTCCGCGTAGAGTTTTTTGTTCTGGGTGTACGCCATCAGGGCCGTCTTGACCTGCATGTCGGCAAACAGATCGCCGGTACGCAAAGTGGCGGCCAAGGCATCGGCCATGGCTTGCGCCTTGGCCGGGTCCGTCTCCTGGCTGATCTGGGTCAGGCCCTGATCCAGCTGTTTAGCCTTTTTCGGGTTGGTCTTTTCCACATACCGGCGAGCCAGTTCAAAACTGGCTTCAAAGGTCGACAGGCCCTTGCCGATGGCGGCGTTCATCGAGCCCTGATAGTCAATCCCGGCATCGGCATAACCTTTGACCGTCTCCCCTGAACCGATTTTCGCAATCCAGTTTTTCAGGTTATTCGCCGCCTCATCGGCGCTGCCGGCGCTCTTGATCTGCACCTGCAGCATGGCACCCAGTTGGGTCACGGCGTCCTGACCGGTGATGCCGCTGCTGGCCATCTGCGCCAACAGTTCCGGAAACCACTTGGCCATGTCGGCCGCCTCGAAGCTGCCTTGCTGACCCAGCAGGGCAACCGACGCCAGTGCCTGTTCCATTTTTTTGGGGTCGGTGATCTTGGCGTTGTTCTGCATCGCCAGAATCATCTTCGCCGTGTCGGTACCCGACGCGCCCTGCCCGACCGCAAACTTGGCAGCCACCGGGGCATACTTCAGCGCCTCGGCCAACTCCATGCCGCCGCCGACCAACTGGTTCACCAGGTCGGCCACCTGGGTGTTGGCCATGCCAGTATCTTTTGAGGTCTGGACGATGTCGCGGGCGGTGTCCATTTCCTGTTGGGTGTTGGCGGTACCGGACTTGATTGCGATGTCGCGAATGATCGCCTGAAAATCCGCGCTGACCTTGGTCGGTACCGCGGCCAACGTGGTACCGGCCACCGCCGTGCCAAACCCGCTGCGCAGGCTCTCCCGCCCCAATTCGACCTGCCCCATGCCCTTGGCTTTGAACTCGGCACTGCGCACCACCTTGCCCAGCGCCAGGTACTCCTGACGTAGGCGCCCGACTTCGACACCCTGCTTACGCAAGCTGTTGGTGTTGGTTTCCAGTTTGCGTAGCAAGGCGTCCGCATTGGCCGCGCCACTGTCGTGGGCTTTTTTCCATTCATCGCGCAGACGCATGGTCTCGCCAATGACTTTCTGCAAGCCTTTGGCGCGGGTGGTCTGCGCCTCGAGCTTTTTCATTTCGCCGCTGACGTTTTTGAAGGCGGCGCCGAGGGATGAATCCACGGCGCCGCCGATCACCAGCCCGAGCGAGAGTTTGTTCGCCATGCAGGGTACCTGTGTGCAAAGGGGGATGGGCTCAGTCCGTGAGCCACCAGACCATCTCGGAAAACGACAGGCCCTGAATCTCAGCCGCCGAAAAATTCAGCTCGACGGCCAAGCGTTTGGCCAAAGCCTTTTGCAACCGGGGGTTAAACCCCGTCGTCTGCTCCCAGACGAAAATAGGCGGTCTGCAAACGACGGTAATCGCGCATCAGCAGCCCCTCCAGATCCGCACGGCCGATGCTCGCCAGGCTGCAGAACAAGACCATCTCCTGCTCTTCTTCGTTGCTCCCGCCCTGCAGGGTGGCGGCGCGCATCTCACGCACCGTCGGTTCGCGCAGGGTCAGTTTGTCAACCTGAATGCCATTGGCCTGGCTCGCCCGGGACAAGGCCACGGTGGCGATACCATCACCCAGTTGCAGCCACTTGGGCAGGATGTCTTTTGCGTTGCTCATGGTGTTGCTCCTTACATGCCCAGGGCAGACCGCACAGCGGCCAATTGGTCGACGCCGTCAACGACGCGGATCGAGTTGAGGGGATCGAGTTCAAACATCACGCTGCCGTCGATTTCCAGCTTGTAATAGGTCACCGCGACGGCGTACTTGAACTCGCCTTTTTCACCCGGTTTCCAGTCCCCCGGATCGACTTCCTTGAGGCTGCCACGCAGGGTGGCGACCACCGCCTTGACCGAACCTTTCTGGCCTTTGAAGGCACCCCGAAACGAAGCGTTGAACCCGGTCAGGTCGGCCTGACCGAAGAACTTCAGCACCTCGCGGCGCACTCCATTGGTGATGAAGCTGGCTTCCAGCTTTTCGGTGCCCATGTCGATCTCGACCGGCGCGTCCATGCCGCCGGCGCGGTACTCGTCGGTTTTGAGGGTCAACTTGGGCAGGGTCAAGCTCGGCACGTCGCCTTGCAGGCTGATGCCATCCACGAACAGGTTGGTGTTGTAGAGCACTTCCGGAATCATAAAGCGGCCTCCTTAGGCGGCGGTGTCCAGCACTTCAGTGATCCACTGATCGGTCACCTCCACGCGGAAGTTCGGGTTTTCAGCCGGCGGCACGTCGGTGAAACGAATGTTCCAGTACACCTTGCCGTCGCTGAGTTCGCTGGAGGTGTTCAGCTCTTCGTCGGCATAGACTTCGAAGTTGATGATCGCGCCCTGATTTTTCAGGTCGCGCATGAACGCCTGCAGGCCTTCGGTCACGTCCTTGACGTAGGTCGCGGTGATCGAGCGGTCGACGGCCCATTTGTGCGCATAGAGGATGGCGTCCATGACGATGTCCAGTGTGCGCACGCGGGTGACGAATTTCCATTTCGGGTCACTGGACAGTGTGCGGTTGCCCCACAGCCGGTAGCCGTCATCACGAATGATCGTGGTGATGTTCGCGTTGTTCAGCACGTTGGCCCGGCAGGACGCATCGCCGTCGAGAAACTCGATCGGCCGCGTGGTGCCGGTGACGCCGACAAACTCCTTGTTCGACGGCGAGGCCCAGAAACCGTAGGTGGCATCGGTCCAGGCAAACAGGCCAGCGGTCCAAGCCGAAGCCGGTGCGTTGACGGTGGCACTGGTTCCGGTATCCCAGAACTGCACGCCAGGGTCGACCATGTAGGCGTGTTTGCTGCCGAAATTTTCGGCATACGCGATCGCGGCTTCGTCGGTGGTGTTCGGCCCGTCGAGGATGGCCATCGCCCGCATCTTGTCGCCCAACGCCACCAGCTCGGTGGCCACCGCCAGCGTCGCCGAGTACCCCGGAGTCACCAACAACCGTGGCTGCGCGTTGAACTTGCTTTTACCGTTGAGCAACGCCTGCATGCCGGTACGGCTGCCGTCGGCCCAAACGCCACCGATGATCGCGGACAGCTGCTCGGCCGGGTCGTCCAGCAGCGGCACGCCGACGGCGACAATCACCGCCTTGGACCGTTTGAAAATGGCCTTGCAGTCCTGGGTGATCGCCGCATCCGGCCCCCAAGCGGCGACCGCTTCGCTTTCGCGGGTGATCAGCAGCAATTCGTTGGCCGCCGCGGTCGCCGGCGGCGCGACGGTAAAGGTGTTGCACAGGCCGATGATCGACGCGGACGGGGTGGCGATATGCCGGGCGCCGGTGTCCACCAGGGTCACGGTGACGCCGTGAAAAAAACTCATAGAGTGATGCTCCAGAAACGAAAAAGCCCCGCATAAGCGAGGCCGTGGGGATATGCGGTGACGTGCAGCATGGAAAAGAAAACGCCCCGGCAATGCGGGGCGTCAGGATGCGGTGCGGGTCTGCCCGTCCGGCTTTAGTGGCCGTTTATCACTGGCTGGAAAGTCTGGCGAATTTGGCCAGGCCCGCAGTTCATTGCGGTAGGTGCGCCAGGCGAGTTCGGTGTTCAGCGCAGCCGGGTCAGCATCCAGATGCTTGTCGATCTCTCGGCCAGCCCAGTGCAGTTCATTTTCGATCCACGATCGTTCTCGCTGGCTTTGTAGCGCCAGATCGCGCGCGGCATCCAGCACCCAAACGAGACCATCCCAGAGATAGGCCGCACTCGGTCGCGGCAAATTCGTCAGCTCGGCCGGTAACTCGCCAGGCATCGAATGTGTCACCTCGGCACCATCGGTGGTGCGGTAAGCCACGCCTCGGTAGTCGGGCACCACCAGCCACGTGCCATCCCTCCAGACCACCACCTCCCCGTCCCCGGCTTCGGGCGGTTCCTCCAACGTGGCGCCCGCTGGCAGACCGCAGCCACAGCTGACATAGGTTTCGTGTTGGCCGAGGTATTCGGTGGTGATTTCACTGAACGTGTAAACGTCGATCCAACCGCTCTCATCAAAAAAACCATTCACTAAAGTAGTCATCAATACATCCTGCAGATGTAGTTGTACGCCACGTTACGCATACGGGTTTCCGTACTCACACGGGCGACAGCCGATGGATTGAAAGTTACAGACATGTTGCCCGTTGTACTGACTCGTGGTGCAGCGGGTATATCACCCGTCATGTAACCAGTAGCCGTAAATACGCCGGTCGCGGTATTCACCAGCAACATCGAATCATCGTCCTGTAGCCTGAGTTCACCCGTCATGTTTTGTAGCGTGTCGAGTTGAAGGCTCAACACGGCGCGCCCAGAGTCGGGGTCGATTCCGCGCCCGCCATCCAGACCACGAATCGACTCGGCGCGCATGTCTGGCAGGAAGCCGCTGGGATACACGGCTGCCAATGCCGGGTACCACTCGACATTGAACGGCTGCCCCCCCATCAAAACGCATTTGTCGGGTGGCGTAGCGGTTGGCCATGGAAACGGCACGCCGACAGGGACGGCAAATATGGAAGTAGGATCAAAATTGCTTTCGGTCCAGATCTTCCCGAAGTCGGATGCATCAACCTGTAAACCCACGTCGCTCGAGGCGGGTCGATAACCAATGTAGACCTTGTTCGACGCCTGACCCGCACCACCGCCTTGCTGCACGGGAGTGAAACCCAGTGCCGCCTGGTACGCAGCAGGGTCAAAGTTACTAGTGTCCCAACCCGTTACCCACTCACTGAATACGAATCCCTCTGGGGTCCGAACACCGCCACGAGTAAGACTTGTACCGGTGTTATAGCCGATGATTTGTTGCCAGAGGGTGTCTTGACTGACCGCAACCAGCATGGGGGAGAATTGACCGCCCTCTGGAACGTTCGGGCCGGGGTTCACCCGGTAAATGCCTGCGTTGGTGATTGTGTCTAAATCGGTGCCTTCGGGAAGAACAATCCCCCCGTGCCCCCAGCCATAAGCACCCGTGAGCAATACACGGCCGGGTGTGTCATCTTGGGGAGAGGTTTGTTTAACCAGATCGGTTGAGTCCCAGGTACTTTCCCATTCACCCCAAACGCCGGCAGTCATGGCACGGCGGTTTAGGGTGTGGTCGGCATTCCCATAGATCTCCTGAAAGGCGTATTGACCTGGTGTAATCGCCGAAACGCGAACCCAACCCTCATAGGGCGCGCCACCTGGCCCTCCCGTGCAATTAGTGGCGAAATAGAGGGCCGTCACTGCGTTCAGGCCGCCAATGTCGACGTCACTGACCGCATAGGCGGCCCCGCCCCAGCCGAACGCTCCGACCTTCATCAGCGCATCAGGCGTTTCATCGTGCAGATAGACCTGCACAACAGCAGTCGCGGCGGTGCCCAGCCCAAGGTTATTCCTAGCCTCGCCCACATCCGCAACATCGCCCAGATTTTCGCTGACTGCCATGGCATCGGTAATGCCGTAGCCGGCCAGGGTGGACGGATTGGTGCCAGCGATCACACGCCCAAGGGCATCGACGGTGACACTGCGAAACGTGCCCACACCGCCCCCACTGCCGCCCGCGATCATTTCAAACTGCAAGCCGGTGGTGCCGAGGGTGATCGGCGCGTCGGTGACCAACTGCCAGAGGCTGTCGCCGTTGGTCGTGCCCTGCTCGACGTGGATAAACAACCCCGGTGTCACTTCCAGGCTGTTGTCGGCATCGGCGGCCCGCGTCCAGCCTTCGGCGCTGACGACATAGACACCGTTGTTCTGGGCCTCTGCCTGGGCGGTCACCAGCACGCGATCACCGGCGGCCACGGCCACGTCATCGATGGTCTGCAGATTGCTCAGGGTGATGGGGACTGTGGCCGCCACCCGCGCTGACTGTTTGTGATCCAGCTTGGCCAGTGCCTCACTGATAGCCAGGTCGACGTATTCACGCGTGGCCAGCACCACCGCCGGGTCAATCTTCAGCACGATGTTCGCCGAGCTGCTGACGATGAAGTTCATCCGCACGACCTGGGTCTTGCCACTGCCTTGGTCCAGCAACGGTTTATAGCTGGGCGCGCAGTTGGCCACCGCCACCAGGTCGCCGTCGACGTCGTACAGGCCGATCTCGCGAATCCATTCACCGCCGACTTCCGGCGGAATGATCTGCTCGGTGATCACGGTGTTGGGGTTGGCCGCATCGACGCGGATCTGGTTGATCGGCGCCCGACGCCATTCGTGGATCAGTTGGGTCTGCAGGCGATCGGGAATCGGGTCGGTGCCGTTGGCATCGCCCAAGCCCATCTCGGTGAACATCCAGTCCAGGCCCATGGCGATGGCATTGGCGTGCTTGGCTTCACCGACCGCCGTGAGAATGGCAAAAAACTGACTGGTTTTATCAATCATAGGGATAAACGTCCAAAGTATCGGTTTCATCGACGCAGAGCGCCGGGCCAAAAGTGCCGGTCACGTCGATGTCTTTCGGGGCCGGCGGGTACACGTCGATCTCTTCGCCCTCTTGCACGCACACGGCAATGCCCAACACCCCCTCGGTCTGCAGGCTGAGCGCCAGATTGGTCATGTGCCGGCTGACCGGACGGGCGTCGTCGATCAACCACGCCAGTTCCTCGTACAGTTCCTCGGTGATGCCGGCGTCATTCAGCCCAACCTCCAGAGCGAACGTACCGGGCACGCCTTCCGGCACGGTGTCGAACCATTCCACGACATCGATCAGGTAGCCCAAGGGCTCGACCACCCGCCGCAACGACCCGATGGTGCCTTTGCGCGCATGCACGTCGTACGCCGAACGGATCGCCGTGCGCTTGGCTTCCTGGGTCCAGTTGTTGTTCCAGCGGTCCACCGACCAGGCCGACGCCAGATACGGCAACAGGTGTTCAGGGCAGGTATCGGCGTTGTACAAACTGCGCAGCGGAATCAGTGTGTTTTCGTAGTTGGCCGCTTCCACAGCCAGCTCCAGCGGCGTGCTGTTGAGCGGCAGCTGAGTACTCATGTCAGGCCCCCAGGATCACGCTGTAGCCCGTGCAATACGCAGCCTCGGCCTTGCTCGGTTTGATGTCAGTCCAGCCCAGCAGCTCGACACGGGCGATGCCGGGAACGTGCAATTGCGCATCGATCCCCGAGCGCGCCACTTCCAGTCCCAGGCGGCGGCGCGGGTTGATCCACTCGCTCAGGCGTTTCTGGCTTTCGGCCAGGTAGGCTTCGTTTTCGGGGCCGGGTGCCTGCGGGTACAGCACCGCTTCAATGCGGTAGTCGATGACCACAGCGCTCTGCACCGTGAGCCGATCGGCCACCGGCCGCACGTCTTCGTCATTCAGGTGCAGCCGGACCTGTTCCAGCAATTCCGGCGAGGCGGCGCCGCTGCCTTCCAGGCTCAGCACGGTGACCACCACCACGGCCGGTGACGGGCTTTCCGCCGTGGCATCGGCCACCAGGCCCGAGGCATTTCGCGCATGCAGGATGTAGCTGTTACGCGGCCCCGCCGTGGTCAGGCCCTCATACGACAGCTGAACCCGCTCGCGCAGGGCATCGTCTTCCTCAAGCACCTGCGGCGTCGGCGGCACCGTGCTCGGATCTCCCGCCTGAATCACCAGGCGTTGCAGGTTGACGTTGGCGGCCAGGTGATCGAGGTCGGCCCGCTCAGCATGGGCCAACAGCAAGGCCTTGCCCGCGTCGTTGACCCGCGCCCGGTTCTGCAAGGCGCCATAAGCGGCCTGTTCGATCAGCTTGAGCACCGGGTCGCTTTCCAGCTCCGCGCTCCAGTTGTCGCCCATGCTCAGACGGAAGGCTTCCAGCTTCTCTTGGTAGACCGCTTCAAAGTCGAGGTCCTCCAGCACTTGCGGCGGCGGCAGTGCCGCCAGTTCCATGGTCATGCGGACACCTCCAAAGTCACGTCGCTGCCCAGGTACTGCCCGGTCAGCTCAAAGGTGATACGACCGTCGAGAATGGCCACGGCGCGCACCCGGCCCAGTTTCAGGCGAGGCTCCCAACGCCCTAGCGTGCTGGCCACTTCCGCCTGCACGGCACTTTTCCAGCCGTCATTCACCGGCAGGTCGACAAAGCGCCGCAGCTTGCTGCCGTACTCCGGGCGCATGCGTCGGCTGCCCAGCGGCGTCGACAAAATGTCCTCGATGGACTGACGCAGGTGATCAAGGCCGGAAATCAGCTGACCGGTGCGGCGGTCCAGTCCGATCATCCCGATCATTGGATCAGCCCTCGACCGCGACAAAATCCTTGCGACCATGCAAATACTCGATCGCCACCGTGTCATCCGAGGCCACCGCGACCTGGCCCTTATCCACTTTCAAGGTGCGCTCGGCGTCCAGCAGGATCAGCACCCGCGAGGTGTATAGCGTGTCGCGAAAGATGCTCAGCGTGGCCGGCGCGGGCGCCTCACTGGAAGCCGGGACTTCCTTGGTTTTGCTTGTCATGGGATTTACTCCAGGTATAAAAAAACCCGCACGCGGCGGGTTGAAGGTGAATGTTTCACTCAATGCGAGTGGTTGCTGCTGTTGCCCCCGGCATCCATGATCGTGCCGGCGCCGGTGATGTCGCCGGACACACTCAACGCACCGTCGATGCTCACCTCACCCACCAGCGTGATCTGGCTGGCAGTCACCCGGATTTGCTCCGGCGTCACGTCAAACTGCGAGCCACCGACCGTGATGGTCGCGCAGCTGCCGTCGGGTAACGCGATGCTGTAGCTGCCGGCGCTCCAGTCGTAGACCAGCGATCCGCCATCGTCGAAGTACCAGGCCTCGACGTGATCGCGGTTGTCCGGCGCCGCCCCGGCGTTGCCATATAGCCCCGGGATAAAGGTGCCCATGGCCGGATCACCGCTGGGGCTGAACAGCACGCCCTGCTCCCCCGTGCTCGGCACACGCCAATGACGTGCCTTGCCGGCGGCCAGGCTATGCCAGCGCACCCAGGCACTGACCCAGGTACCGGCCTTGACCCGCACCCGGCCGGCACTTAGATCGACGCCGACCACCACGCAGGGCATCAGCATCGCGGCAATCATCCGGTCGTGTTCGGCGCTTGCGTATCCCATGCCAGATCCTCCGGCTGAAAGTAATGATCTTCATTGCCGGCACCGGTGCAGCCATCGACATTCAGGTACAGCGTGCCCGGGGGCTCCACAGGCCACAGCCACTCAACCTCGCCGAGGTAGATCTGCTGGGTCCATTCCACCGTCCACACGGTGTAGCCATCCAGTTCGGGTTTGGTCCAGTCCTGACGCGAGGCGACGAACTGCGCCTGTTCGACGTTATCCAGCCCCCAGGTTTGTGCCCGCAACAGAATGGCAAGTTGTGCGGCCAACTGGGCGCCGAGTTGCTGATGACGGGCCAACTCGGGCGCGACAATGACCCGCGCTTCAAAGCGCTGGATCAGCACGGTTTCACCGGTGCCGATGTCGGGCCCGGGCTCAAACTCAACCGGCTCGAGAAATACCGCCGGCAACGCTATCCGGTCCTGAATGTCCGGACAGGTCGCCACAAACCGCACCGAGGGCAGTGCCTGGCGGATGTGGTCCTCGATGGCGGCGTACAACGCATCCAGCGAAAAGGCAGGATCAGACACGGGCGCTCCCCTTCAGGTATTTGTGTAGTTCAAAGTTCATCTCTTGTTTGAACACGACCAATAGACGCTCGTCGGACTTGTTGGCCCAGGTGTAAAACGGACCTTCAACGTCTTCGAGCGAGACCTTGCCCTTGGCCAGCGGAAAGCGGTTGTCGTTTTCCGCGATCCAGCCCGAACTTGTGCCTCCACCCGCGGACGCGCTGCTGCCGGGATAATCATCCGGGTTGAAATGTTTGCTGGAGGTACGAATCCAGATATCCGCCTTGTTGCCATACACACGCTTGTAAAAGGCGCCCTGGTAACGCCGTCCCGCCACCGAAACACCTGCCTTGCCCTGACGGGGATTCCCTACCCGGCTGGCCTCCATTGGGTTGGTGCCGAACCAGAGTTTGCCTAACTGGCCCTGGCCTTTGATGGGATAACTACGTAAGCGCTGACGCACTGCCCGAACGGCAATCCGTTCCTGTTTGCTGACATCCCGCGCCATGTGCGTGGCCAGCCAACCCAACGTTTTGTTGATCGCTCGCCGTTGAGCCGCAGCAGCGGCCTTGGGCATCACCTTGGCCAGCTGTTTAAAAGCCTGCATATCGTCTGCAGAAAACTGCAGAGAAACCGGCACGGCGCTCATGCTTTTAACCTCAACGACAAGGCCACCAGACCATCACCCGCCGGTTCCAGGTGAGTCAGGGTGTACTCGCCACCACCGTCCAGGACAGGTAAGTCGATGAGCACTGTCTGCGCTTTTTCTACGCCCCCGGCATCGGCCACGCGAATATGAAAGCACGGCTCGCGTAGACCGGTGTTCAAGCGGCCGACCTTGGGTTGCAACCAAGGCGCCGAGAACATGCCCAGCACGCGCCGACCTTCAATGAAGCCAACATCGGCCAGAGTGTCGAACACCACGCCGTCAATCTCAGCGACCAGGTCTCGAAAGGCCATGGTCAGAGCGTCAGCAGGATCTGTGCCCGTGGCCGCGTGCACAGGTGCAAGGGGTTGGATTGGGCTTCACCGGCCATGCCCTTGTTGAACGGCAGTGGTTCCAGCTTGCTGTAATACGGCAGGCCTTGGGTGTTGGCCGTTTCCATGTAGTCCGCCGGAGCAAAACAGGAGATGTACAGCTCCGGCACGCCTTCGGGAATCAACAGGGCTGTATCGTCATGAATAAACGACACGCCAGCGATGCGCCCGCGGTAGCGCTCCCAGACGATGCCACCGAGCTCGAAGCTGTCCCGCGCATCACCACGCAACTCGGCTGCCTGGATCGTATTGAGGTAGGTTTCCTCAACCGATTTGTGCGTGACCAGCTTGTTCCAGAAATTCTTGCCACAGAAGGCCCGCGCGCCCGAGCTGGTGACGCTGCCCAGTTCATCGTCCTGCATGTCCAGCGCTTCGGCGCACTTGACCCGAACCTTGGTAGCCGAGTCGTTCAGGCCCATGGACAAACTTTGTTGCTCCACACCGAACGCCTGATAGATGTTCAGCAGGACCGTCGAGCCATCCGCGTCCAGCACCAGGCCGTTCAGCGCGCCCATGCGTTGAAATTCATGGGTGGCGTCGAGCTGACGCTTGGCCTTGCTCAGGCGCGTGTTCACTACGCCCTGCACGGCCTGCAACTCGGTGGTCGTACCAAAGGCGCGAATGCCCTGAATCTCGTCGGCCTTGATGGTGAAACGCTGCGGCAGGTGCACGGTATTGAATGGGATCATCTGACGCTTGCTTGCACCCACGACCAGACCCGAGGTACCGCGCTCACCTGCCGGCACCAAGGCCAGGGTGTTGCCGTCCTTTTCGATCTGCACGGTCAGGGTGCTGATGCCTTCCTCGCGAAACAGGCCCAGGCTGCTGATGCGCCCCGGCAGGTATTCCTGCTCATTGATCGCTGCGGTCAGCGAAGACACGGAAAAAACATCGTCGGTAAAAATGCCAATGTCGGCCATGAAGGGACTCTCCAGAAAAGCAAAACCCCGCACAGGGCGGGGTTGGGATAAAAGGGGGCTGACTTAGCGGGCAATCACAAATTGAGCCGCCAAGGCGGCTTCAGCGTCAGCGTCGAAACCGGTCAAATGCACCTCGCTGACCTCGGCCAGCCGCACCACGGCACTGGCGCGACGCTCCTCGGTCGACTCGCCCAGCGGTCCGTAGAGGATGCAGGCCGCCACTTCGGAGCCGTCGGTGGCGGCGGGATCGTAAGGCGCAAACTCATTGGTCGCGGTGACCAGCCCCAGTACCTGGCCGGCATTCAATGCGGGGCCAGCGGCCACCAGAATGGATTCACGAGAGATCTTCCCGGCCCCTTCGGAGAGCAGAAACTCGCCAGCGTGTAGCGTTTCGTACTTTACGGTCATGCTCGTGCTCCTTTTGCACTGTTGGATTGCCCCGCATGGGCGGCCTGACGGGCTGCCCAGATCGAGGGCGGATCCGGTTGTTTCGCCTGCACCTTCGGTGCTGGGTCATCATTGAGCGGCACGCTGTTGTCGATTTCGAAACCGTTGCCGCTGCTGACGATCTTGTCGAACAGCCGCGCGCGTACCGCAGGTGCGTCCAGTCCCGCTGTCACGTACTCGGCGCTGAGTTCTGGCAATCGTGCCGCGACACACAGGTCATGCACCGCCTTGGCCCGAGTCAGCCCCGCCTGGACGATCGCTTCGCTTTCAAGCTGGGTCGAGCTGAGCAGCGGCGCGACAAGGTTACTGATCCCTGACTCGGCACAACGCTGAGTGATCAACAACGCGAGCTTGGCCGAGTCGGCCACGGGCGCGGGTGCAGGCGTCTCAAACTCCGGAGCCGGCTCGGGCGCCTCATCGAGCTGGGCCAACAATTCAGCTGGGGTGTGCTGGTAACGCTGCATTACCCCGCCCTGCCCCAGACAGGCTTTGACCTGTACCCCATCGCCCACCTCATCGGCCAGCCCCAGAGCCACCGCCTCACTGGCGGTCAACCAGGTTTCGGCGGCCACCAAACCTCGTAACTCCGCCTCATCGATGTCCGGTGCCTTGGCCTTGTAGGCCGCGATGATCGCCTCCATGGTTTGGTCGAGGACATCGGCCACCTTGCGAAAGCTGTCGGCATCGCCGGCCGCATAGGTCCATGGGTTGTGGATCATCAGCATGGCATTCGACGCGATCACCACCTTGTGCGCACCGCACACCGCGACACTGGCCGCGCTCGCGGCCAAGGCATCGATGCGTGCCGTGCAACGCTCGCCCAGCCGTGACAACGTGTTGTGCATGGCCAACCCGTCGAACAGGTCGCCACCGATGCTGTTGAACGCCGCGATCACCGGCGACACCCCATCATCCACGGCGCGCAGATCCTGCATAAACTGACTGGCGGTAATGCCCCAGGTGCCGATCTCGCCGTACACAAAGACTTCAATAACACGCTCGGTGGCTTCGCCGCTGGCGTGCACGGCGTACCAACTTTTATCCTGCACCGGCACTTGCTGGCCGGCCTTGTTGTAAATACGCGGCGGCGTTTTCTTACTCATGCTTGCTCCTTATCGTCGAACGCCTGAAGCAGTTCGACGAGCGTGCTGTAATTAAGACCTTTACCCCGAGCCCGCTCGGCATCGGCGGCGTTTTCTTCGTCCACCGTTTCGGCGTCGTAGCCGGTGCGCAGGACCATCTCGCTGCGCGAGGCAAAGCCCGCGTTAACTTCCATCGTGCGCGACTGAACATCCTGAACCGGATGGATATAAGCCCAGCCCTGTGGTACCCAGCGTGTGCGCAGGTACTCACGGCGGCGCTGGGCGTAGTCCGGCAACAACACGGCGCCGCTGAGCACTGCCATGTCCATCCACGCGGCCCGCACCGGGCGACACAATTGGTGCACATACACACCAAATTGCAGCTGCTCCAGACGACGCCGGAACTCAGTGAGCACCACCCGCAGCGCTCGATCGTTCACTTCGCGCATGTCGCCGGTGAGGATTTCGTACGGCATCCCGGCGCCGGCCGCCGCTGCCATTAATTGTTGGCGCATGAAGTCGGGATAGTTGTTGCCGGCATCCGGCGGCGTGGAAAACTCGACCTCCTCCCCTGGCAACAACTCCTGCATGGTCCCGGGCTCCAACGCCACCATGGGCGTGAAACCATCCGAGGCGAGGTTCAGCGGCGCACCGGTCACCGGGTCTACCGGGGTCTGGATGTCATCCGGTGAAGGCTTCTTGATGAAGCCGGCGAACAGGTTGGCCACCTCTTGGCGGAACAACACCGCATCGTCGTAGTTGTCCAAGCTCCGCAAGCGTTTGAGCACCGGCGATAAACGCGGCAGACCGCGCAACTGACCCGGTTCGACCGGCTCAAAAATGTGCAACACCTGGCTGGCCGGTACGCGCACCAGTTGGTTGTAGCCACTGTTCAACGACGAGGCATCACCGGGATGCGAGCGGTACATCCAATACGCGACCCGGCGACTGTCCGGACTGAACTCAATGCCGGCGCGAATGATGTTGCCGTTACGTGCGATCTCGAATTTGTCGTGCGGGACAAATTCCGGCGCCAGCACCTGAAGTTGCAGCGGCACCACCAACCCTTCGTCGAGGTTGCGCGGGCGCAGGCGGATAAAACATTCGCCGGCCGTTTCCACCGTCCGAGCGATCAGTGCTTGCTGCCCGTAGAAGTCGGTCAGGCCATCGGCATCGGACTCTTCAGTCCAGTCGGCCCAGAGCTCCTGCAACAGATGTCGAAGGTCATCGTCCTGGGTTTTCGGCCGCGGCGTGACGCCGGTACCGATCAGGTTGCTGACCCGTTTGTCGATGATGTTGAAGGCATAGGGGTCGTTGCGCACTGCCGCCCGTGAGCGTGAGCGCAGGTTGCGTAACGCCGGAATGGCAATGCTGTTGAAGCCGGCGTCGGGCGCATCCCAACTGGCAGAGCGGCGCCCTTCGGCAGCCCCTTCATAGCTGGCCTTGATGTTCGACGGGATCAGGAAACCGCTGCGGCCCAAGGTTGGAAACTGACGAGCCATTACAGTCCCTTGCCTCCATGATAGAGCCGTACGATGCGCGACCGAGGACCGGCCGCCGCGATTAGCGAGCTACGAATTTCGTCGCGCGCCCTGAGCAGTTCGTCGATGTCGCGGTACTCGACGTTGCGATCCGCGTAGCGCACTATCTTTTCGCCGCGCGCGATTGCCTTCTCGACCGCATCGAGTTGCTGTTGGGTAAAGGCCATGGGATCGCTCTAAAGTAAAAAGACAATGTGGATAGCAGCTGCGCGTTTTCACTCAGCGTCGTTTTTTGAGGTAGCCGCTGCTGGAACTTCGACGCTGTGGGGGCCGTGCAATTGGCAGCGGTGCTACTGCCGGCTTGGCCGGTGGTGGTACTGGATCAGCCGGTTGCTGCTGGGGGGTCGCGAGGTTGCTGATACGCTCGGCCGACACGGCTTTCTCGCCCGGAGGCGCCGCCTGAATCAGGGCATTTCTCACCCGCTCCCAGTCGTGCTCCTTGTAGCGGTTCAGCCCCAGGTAATGCGCCATCGCCAAGCTGTACACCATCAAGTCGAGGGCTTCGTTGCGCTCAGCCTTGCCCTTGACCCACTCGATTTTTTTGTAGCCTTTGACGTAGCGAGTCACCTTGCGCTCGGCGACGCACTGAGCGAAAAAATCGTCCGGCAGGTCGTTGGCAAAGTGCAGCGCACCAGGACCGTCCTCCACCGGATAGCGGTTGTAAATCCAGTCTTTGGCGGTATCGGTACCGACGAACCACAGCTCGACACCCTTGCGCTCGGTCAGGCCTTTCCAGGTGACATCCATCATTGATGGCCGCTGTGCAATTACCGGACGACCCGGCTTGCTCGCGCCCTTTACCGCGAAGATGTTGCGCCAGCGTCGCAGTCGGCAGAACTGGTACACCTCGTCGGTGTGGTTACCGCCGGAGTCGATGCCGGCGGCCCGGATCGTCAGTTCTGCGCCACACGGATGCGGGTAACGCGCCTTGAGTTTGTCATCCAGCACCGACCAGGTGCGGTCGTCGGAGGGGTCACCCCAGATCACCTGATAGTCGATGATCCAGCGCTCCATGCCGGCACCCCACCCGACAACCATGAACTCCAGCCGGTTGGCTTGGACGTCGACCGAGGCCGTGAGCATCAGCACGGCGAACGGCATCGAACCCAGACCATAGGTTTCTAGGCGGGCCCGAGCCATCAACACATCCGCTTTGGTTTGCTCTTGGGCGCTGTCCCAAACCTTGGCGAGACGGGTGTTGTAGAACACCTGCATCGGTTCGAGATCGCCGCGGGACATGGCTGTCTTGGCCTTCTCGAACTGCTTGGCCAGCGCCGCCCACCCTGTCCAACCGGGTGGCGAGTACAACGCATTGAGGTTGAAGCCGACGGTTTCGCCATCGCCCTGGGCATGGGCGCGCCACTCACCCTTGGCCAACATTTCGCCCTTGTGATGTTCTTCGATCAGCACATCACAGTCAGGCCCGGCGCACTCGTAGTGCGCCTGTTGACAATCCGCCGAGTAATGCAGGCGCTCCCATTCCAAGACTTGCATGTGCCCGCAATTCGGACAGGGCACATAATAAAAACGCTGGTCGCTGGTCTCGAACAGATCGGCAATGCGCGAGGCACCCCTGATCGTTGGCGAACTGGAAAAGTAAAACTTGGCGTTACGGCCAAACGTACTGCCCCGGGTTTCAGCCAGCTCAATCGGATCGCCCTCCTCGCCCACGTCCACCACCCAGCGATCCACCTCATCACCGTAGATGTACCGGGCCGACAATTCCGACAGGTTCGCCGCTGAGCCCGCGGTGGTGACATACAACGAACCACCTTCGAACTCTTTGGTGTCCATGGTGTTGCGCGCATCCCGCGAACGGTTCGCCGCCACGCGTTCACGTAGCACCGGGGTGGCTTTGATGGTCTTGCCGATGCGCGACGAGACTCGTTTGGCCAGCCCCAGGCTGGGTAACAGCGTGAGAATATTCGACGGTGCCATATGGATCAGGCCGCCAATCCAGTTCAAGGCGATCTGAGTTTTCATCAACTGCGAGGCCACCATGGTCACCACGCGCTTGCACGGGTGGGCCGGTGACAGGCAGCGCATGGGCTCGCGGGCATACGGTGTTCGCGCTGTGCGGTACTGTCCTGGCTCGGCAGCCCCGGCATCCCGCGGGATGCGCATGAACTCGTCAGCCCACTGATCGATCCAGACATCCGGCTCTGGTCGCAGCCCGCGGAAATAAGCCTCCCGGTACACCGCTGCACCGTCGGGCATTTCCGCTGACATGGATTAGCTCGCTGCAGTCAAAGAATGGATGAGGTCCGTCGAGGACATCCGCTCGGCATCGTCCAACACCCGGCGCAAGGCGGCAGTGAGGTGCTTCTCGATTTGCCAGTGATCACTCATGGCGGCCAGTTCGGGCGCCAACTGGGGCGGCATGCCCAGCAACAGATCGCGCAACATCCGCCCGGTCGTGTACGCCGCCGTTTTAACAGCCTCCAACTCGACGTGGGCGCCGCGATTTTTGTGAAACTCGCTCTCGGTCAGGCGTGACTCATAAAACTCGCGATAGGCGCGCGACTCCTGAAAGTCCGGGATGCCCTCGCCGGCCAATGGAGCATGGTGCGAAAGAACGGCTGAAGGCTCGTATTCGATCTGGGGGCCCGGGGTATTGCCTTCTGGCCTGCGCTGTATCCGTTCGCGCTCATGTCGCGCCGCCACATTGGCTTTGCTCGGATCCGCAGTGCTGAACAGGAGCCGGTCCGTGGCCTCGACATCCACCATGCCGTCCGCCATCAGAACCAAACGACCGCTCTTGGCCAACTTCGACACATAGGGTTTCGACCAGCCTTGGCGCGTGGCGAACTCCGCTTTGGTGAGTGATGTCATGTCCATGCCTTTCGGTTAACTCGACGGAGCCGTGAGTTAACCAAGAATTAACCAACTAATTTACTCGGTTAACTCTGGGTTAACCGCTGTGCACGCCATGGCCTGCTTGGCTTTCAGGTGTTTTTGAAGCTGCCGGGGGAGTTAACCAACTGTTTTACTCGGTTAACTCCTTAGTTAACCGCTTTGCAAGCCACGGCCCGCTTGGCTTACAGACGAATCGAGAGTTTACCGAGTTAACCTGGTTAACTCCTAAGTTAACCGCTCTGTAAGCCACAGCCCATAAGGCTTTCAGCTCAGTTAACCAAGGGAGTTAACCAGTTAACTAACTTTGGAGGGGTGCCGCTAACGCGTTTGTGCGAGTCTTATGCCCCGTGTTCCTTGGAAGTTGCCAGGGTCCCCGGTGGATTTGGCAGCCTCGAAGATCCCGCGCTGGTTGATGACCGCGTTTGAAACGGAGGCAGTCGAGATCGTTTGTTTGTGACTCATGCAGGTAACGCTGCAATCTGGCGAGCAACCTCGTCATGAATCAACTTGGCTGACCAGGTATGCGCAATGAGGTCAGTGCCGGCTTCCAGCATCGCGGCATCCCCCTCGGATGGAATGACTGGCTTGTCGCTCAGGTCGTTGTAGCTACCCGAGAAGTCCGAAGTCCCACTGCCAATAGCGGTACGAGCAGCGGCAGCGTCGGCACTGACCAGCACCGCCTTGCCGACATCCGAGGCGTCCGCGATGTTGTCCGAAGTGATGTCTCCTGGCGTGCCGACCGCATTGCTCGATCCCTTCACCACAGCCTGGAGCACTTGAAAGCCTTCTGTGATGGAGACAGGACTTCCGTAAGGCTGCCAGCCATCGGCAATAGCCTGTGCCAGCTTGGCCACCAGTTCCCCGGGAGTATTGGCGACGACAGTGTCATATTGGGTGTATGCCATTATCTAAACCTCACGATTGAATGATTGAGTGGTGAGTGGCTGCCTTGCAGGCGACTCACCACAATGGATGTGGCCCGTAACGACATAGGCCAGAAAGAGCACAAGAGCTAGCATCCAAGGAGGATGCTTCACTGCGCCGAATCCGATTTAGGAAACTTGCTTTCTGCAATCCGATCTGCCCAGTAAGCGACCTTCTTCACCCCGAGGAAGCCCACCCAGATGCCAACCGGCTGGGCAAGCGACAACGATAACCCCATCAGCTCAAAGCCCCAGATAATGCTCAAGGAGAGCAGGACGCACATAGGGCCTTCGATCAGTGCATCCTTCCAAGTGCCACCGGTGTAAAACACACGCAGCACGGTCATGCACAGCGACAGAAATACCGCCCAAATGGTCTGCGAATGCTGACTCAGCCACAGGAAAATGATGGCCCAAGTATCTGGTTTTTCCGGCATGGGCAACATCTCAGTACGTTCCCGACAAGGGAATTGAGGTTTCAAAAGGTCGTGTTCTCCGCTGATGGGAATCCCAAAAACAAAGAAGCCCCGCACAATGGCGAGGCTTTGGCGTAGCAAATAAAAAGCCCGGCACAATGGCCGAGCTCCTCTGTGGTGTCGCGCTGTACAGCTGAACACGTTGCTATAAAAACAGAGCTATTCCATATGGACAACTGTTTTTATAGGTATTTTGATCGCTCCCCCGAGCGGCTTTTCGCCGATGCGGGTCTCCTCGCTGAAAATTAATGCCAAGCAGTAGCGCTGCCCACCTCGCCAGCCTCGAAAAACTTGTATGTAGGTGTTGATGGTACGAAGCATCAAGGCTAGACTCGAATTTCGTACCATTTTTTGCAGAAAATCCGCAAAAAAAACCAAGGAAAGACAATATGCTCGTGCAGTTCAGTGTCGAAAATTATCGATCAGTCAAGGATGTCTGCGAGCTAAGCATGGTTGCGTCTCGGTATTACAAAGAAAATGAACAAGAAAATACATTTGAGACAGGCATTGCAGATTGCCCACGCTTACTCAAATCCGTAGTGATATATGGCCCAAACGGCGCTGGTAAAACTACTCTCCTCGAAGCGATGAAGTTTGTGGAGTCGTTTGTTTTAAATTCCGCGCCAAAATCCCAGGCAGGCGAGGAAATTGACGTTACACCGTTCCGTTTGTCGAAAGATACCAGAAACAAATCTTCAAACTTTGAGATCATCTTTATTGAAGACGGTGTCCGCTACGAATACGGCTTATGTGCAACTAAAGAACGTGTAACAGAAGAATGGTTGATTGCCTTTCCTAAGGGAGTACCGCAAAAGTGGTTCCATAGGATTTACGACCCAGAAACAGCTGCATATGCTTATAAGTACTCGAAATACTTTGAGGGGGGACGCATGCGCGGTGGGTGGCAAAAACAAACCCGCCAGAACGCTTCCTACCTATCTACTGCGATCCAGTTGAATAACGAACAACTTACTCCAGTATACAATTGGTTCTTCCGCAGACTGGCAACACTTCGCCCTGATGGCCTCTCATCGGAATTCACGGCAGAATCCTGCCTCGATAGTGAGTTTAAAAAGAGTGTTCTTGAATTCATCAGTAGCGCTGACATCCCATTATCAAACATCGAAGTAGAAACGCTAAAATACATGGATATGAAATTCCCGGATCATATCCCAACTGTTTTCAAAGAAGAAATTACCAAATCACTGAAAGATAAAGAGTACCACGAAGTTAGTTTTGTCAGGACGGATGATGCTGGTGAGGCCGTTAGGTTTAAATTAGCTGAAGAGTCTAAAGGAACTCAGGGCTTATTTAATTTCGCGGGCCCTTGGATCGACGTCATCAGTAATAACCTGGTACTTTTTGTCGACGAACTCGACAGCAGCCTTCACCCCCTGATTGTGCACCATTTGGTTGACATTCTTCACAAATCAGGATCTAACGCACAGATCATTTTCACTACGCACGACACTACAATTCTTTCGCAAAAAATCCTCCGCAGGGATCAAGTGTGGCTTCTTAAAAAGAACAAATTTCATGCCTCGGAGCTTTACCCCTTGTCTGATTATAAAATTCGCGACGGCGAAGCGATTGAGAAGGGCTATTTGTCGGGTCGCTACGGCGCAGTTCCATTTATTAAGGATATGAACTTCAATGGGATCTGAAGACTTGTTCCATAGAAGAAAAGGAAAAAGCACAAGATCCCTATCAAGAAGAGGGGCAGTGAAAGACACCACCCCTACTTACTTGATAGTATGCGAAGGGAAAAAGACCGAACCAGAATATTTTAACGACTTAAGAAACTATGAGCGCCTAGCCAGCATTACAGTAAAGGTCTGCGGCGAATGCGGTTCCGCACCAATATCCGTTGTCGAGCATGCCTTGCAGCTTTATAAAGACATGATAAAAGATGGAGAAACGGTTGAGGAAATCTTTTGTGTTTTTGACAAAGATAATCACGAGAGTTTCTTTAGAGCTTGCGCCCTGATCGAAAAATCAAAAAAAGAAAAAATACCTATCACTGCCGTTTTCTCAATCCCATGCTTTGAATACTGGCTATTGTTGCACTTTCAATATTACCGAGCTCCATTTCAAGGAAAAGGCAACACTAGTGTTGCCGGAAGTGTCTGTAAACAGGTTCAAACACACATCAAGGGCTATACCAAAGGCGTGAAAGGATTGTATGCATCGTTAAAAACCAAGCAAACGGATGCTATATCCCATTCTCAACGTGCTATTGAGGACATGAATGCGACAGGCCAAGACAATCCATCGACCCACGTTCATATGCTTGTGGAACAGCTTTTAAAATTCTCAGAAGCTTAGGTAAAACTAGTTTTCCGATAGGCATCGATTAAGCGGGTTCAGGCATCTGGGCCGTAATGCATTGCAAAGGACTGCATGCGTGCGAATGGCCCGTAACACGCATCCTCCGATACCACCGAGATGACGCGTTACGAACCGAGCTTATCGGAAAAACTTTTCACCTAACCGGAAAGACTTTTCCGCCCACTGGATATCCCTGAAAAAATTCGCGCCTACCCTGTCTACCTAGACCTGCGTCACCGGTTTGAGGCCTTTTATCCGACACGCAGCTATCGTCAAAAGCGGCCGTTTGTCACTGGGACTTGGCCACTCAAGCTCTCGAAAAAAGTAGTCAATACTGATGCAATACCTGGTCAGGCGGTATGCAATTGGGGGGCAAGTCTGTGCAATTACCAGCTGTGATTTCGACAATCCCTAAGAGTGGGCTATCGGAATGGTTTTCCGAATATCCTGTCCAGCCCCCATCCTTGATGCTTTCGAGAACGCAATCAATCCATGCCACCCCGGCCTTCATCAGCTCCCGAGCTTTCCCTTCGCTTACCTGGTGATATCGACCGACGCGAATTGCCGGCCATTTCGCCCCGAAGTACAGCCAGACAATATCCCCCATCTGCTGATCACGTTTGCAAAGGCGAGCCAATGCGGCATCCACGACACAGGCAAGCTCGTCGGTGATGCAGTACGGCTTGCCAGGCGACGGCATTGCATCGCGCATCAGTGCCAACATGGGCGACGCATAACTGGGGATTCCCCTTCCATCCATACGCCACCATCCCCATTGCTCTAAAAGGTATTCCGTATCACCTAACGGGTGTAACGCTGGTTTTCGAACCATCATGTGTTGTACCCCTCAATCCCCGGTGAAATTCGATCCGCCAGCACCGCGACGGTTGTTCTGTTGGTAGTACCCAGCCGGGGCAGATGCCGACGGGCCTTGCTGCAATACTTCAATTTCACGCTGAGCCTGCTGCAATCTGAGGCTGAGTTGTGTCACCAATTCGTCTGTAGAAAGCACCAACCGACTCCCCGCCATAACCCAACCTGATCCGTTGCAATCGATGCAAACCAACTCATGAAACACCCCTTGCACCACGGCTTTTCCCTTGCAGGTCAAGCAGTGCTCCAGCTCGATCTGTGCCTTACGAAAGCCATGGGCCTGGGCTTTTTTCATGTTTTGAATCCTCGCCTATGGTTGATTCTTGAATAGCCTTGCAGCCCTTGTCCTGTGCGGCTTCCAGCGAATTACCGGAATCTCCGAATCTAACGCCGGTCAACATATGAATCTGGTCAAAACCCTTCGTATCTAAAAGCGCATGCCACTGCTCCAGGGCATCGCGCTTGCGACCCATCACATCCGACTGGATGTACACCTTCACGTTGTGCCCCATCGCGTGGTTGATCAGCAGTTCGCCAATCAAGTGATCGATGCCGAGGTCTGCCCAGCCGGTACGAGCTACCTTGCGCAGATCGTGACTGGTCCACTCACCCTGCCCCAGCCGCACGAACACGGCACTCGCCTGCCCTTCGCTGAGTGCCTTTCCGTTACGGGACGGGAACAGGAACTGACCGTCATACCCTTTGGCCCGCTGGATCTCGCGATAGCTGATGAGCACCTTGCGCACCTGGTCGGTCAACGGCAGGTGATGCTCGACTCCGGTCTTGGTGTGTTCGGCCGGAATGAACCACTCACGCTCAGCCAGACTGATGTGCGACCAGCGTGCCTGCCGGGTTTCGCCGATGCGGGTGCCATGGCAGAGCATCATCAGAGCCAACAGGCAGTCCGCAGGGTTGTTCGCCATGGCGCCGAGCAAGCGACTCATCAGGCCTTGGAGTTGGGTACCACGCAACCGGGAAGGCTTGATCCCGACCTTGGCTTTGGAGAAGTCGTTGAACTTGATGCTCGCCATCGGGTTGGACGAAATCAGGCCCAACTTGAACGCCTGCCGGAATGCCAGGGCCAACAGCTGGAACACCGAACGCACGTAATCGATGGAAATGCTTTCCTGCAAAGGCCACATGAGCTGGCTATCGAGGGCTGCCTTGTCGATACCGGTCAACGGTAGATCGCCGAGACGCGGCATCAGATGGCATTTGATCATAGAGGCACCGGTTTTCTTGCGCTTCCCGGACAAGTTGCGATCACGCGCCATGCGCTCGGCGTACCACTCAATCAGCTCACCGGTCATGACCCACTTGGAAACGGTCGAACCTTCTTCGGCAGCAACCCGCAGGCGGACAGTCGGCAGCGCCGTAACCACCTGCTTGGTGCTCAGATCCGGGAATCCACCAATACGATGCCAGGCGCGCTTGCTGAGTAAGTACCAAGAGCCACGAGAACGATTCTTTGCGAAGCGAAAATGCAACGCCGGATGACTCGCATCACGCAGATCACGGACATGCAATTTTTTGGCGTTCCGCTCGATCTCGGCGTCCGACAGCTTCACCGTCAGGGTTTTCACCACGGCCGTCCGATTGCCCATTAGCCCCCCTTCAGCAGAGATTGCAGCAGCTTGAATTTGTCGAGTGCTTCAGCGTTGGCCTCGCGCTCTGTCTCGACGGAAAGAGCCACTTCTTCGATACGCGCCGCGAGCTTTTTCATTCGCTGACCGACCTCCTCGGAAAAACTGATTACCTCACCGGACAGCACCGCCAATGTATCCAGAGCACTGACCTCGGCTTTCTTGATAGCAACGATGGCCGGATTGGTTTCTTTCGACATGCTCTGCTCTCTCTGAGGCTTGATGGTGATGGCGGTACGCTGGAAATGACCGTTAACGGGTTCGCGAATGAGACCTGCCTCCTTCAACTCGCCCAGGCCGCGACGGACAGCCGGGAACTGGGCCCCCGTGGCTTCGGCAACCAACAGAGAATTGAAAATATCGTGGGCACTCCAGCGCTCCTGGATTGGCACGACCCGGAACACTTTGCGGGCGAGCGACGATTGCCCGGCGAGCACGCTTTGTTGCTTGGCGGCGTTCATCAGAAGCCCTCCTTACCGCGTTGAGATTCCCACTCGAATGGCACGCCAATGCAGCCGTTCTCGCGGATGCGATCGACACAGCGCGCACCAATGGCGTCGTTCAGTTCGGCGGGAGACAGGTTGCTGACGATGATCGTCGGACGGCATTGCTCGTAACGACCGTTGATGATGCTGAACAGGGTGGCCAGCTCGAACTCGCTCTGCTTGGTCGCGCCGACTTCATCGAGCACCAGTAGGTCCGCGCCGATCACTTCACGCAAGATGTGCGCCTCGGACTCGCCTGAGCGATCATTGAACGTCGCCCGGATCTCGCCGATGAGCGTGCCCACCGTGCGGTAAATCGCCTTGACCATGCATTCGTTGATCAGGTGGTTGGCCGAGGCAATGGCCAGGTGGGTCTTGCCCGTGCCGACCTTCCCCAACAGCAACATGCAGCGACCTTCCCGGCGATGCTTCGAAAAGTTGTCGACGTAGTCGGTGCACGCATCCAGGGCAATCTGCTGGGCCGGATTCGACACGACGAAATCGACGAATGTCTTTTCCGCGAAACGCTTCGGAATCCGGGCGATTGATTGTTGAACTATCCGAAACTGACAGCGCTTGCGCTCGAGCTCTTGCATGTCGCGCTTGTTGCTCGCGCAGATGGGACACCCGGACAGGTTGCCACCCTTGAGGATGACCGCCGAGTATTCGCCATGATCGAAGCATCTCGCTGGCTGACGGCCGATGACGCCGAATTTGCGGTCCATGTGAGCGCCGAAGTTAGAGACGGAAGGTGCCATTGGCGTTCTCCTTGGTGCCGGCCTTGTAATCGCGAGTGTCAAAGCCGGAATGACGACTGGTCGGAAGTGGTGCGGGGATGACTGCTTTGTCGGGGAAGATCCCCGTCCATCCGTTGCTGATCGAAAGGGACAGAACGGAATCGGGGGCTGGATGGTTCGCCAAGGCCTTGGCCTGTTGTTCGCAGCTCTTGGCGGTGAGGGGTTTGTGGATTTCCTTGCGGTGCTGGCACCAATCGCCCCAAACCTCGACGCTAACGTTTTCCGGCTTGGCGGTCAGCGGGTCGAATTTTGACGATTTGCCTGGCGCGTTAGCGCCCTGATTTTCCTGATTACTGGTTACCTGATTGGTACCCTGATTACTGGTACCTTGATTTGTCGGAAATTTTTCCGACCCTCCTCGGATTTTCTTCCGACCCTGTTCGGAGATTTTTCCGACCTTGCTCGGAGATTTTTCCGAGGTAGATCGGATTTTTTTCCGCCCCTCAAACGCCTCAGAGGTCGGATATTTTTCCGACCCGTCCAACTTGCGATTCCACTCTTTGGCCTTTTCGGTCAAACGAAACAAACTGATGTTGGAAGTGTGGGATAGCTCGATCAGCCCGGCAGTCTCGAGCCCTTTGAGAAGTCGGTACGCTGTATCTGGTTTGTCGGTGAGCAAGGGCAATTCCTCCACGATCTTTGCCTTGCTCAAGGCAAAGAAAATCCCGTTATCGGTCTTGATTGGCCTTGCCCAGCTAGGGCACTCGTAGACAAAGGAAAACAGCAGCGCCTGCTGGGAGTTCAGCCCCCACTCCAGCGCTTTCACTTGGTTGATCGTGATCGTGAACTGCATATCAACCCTTCCCGCTTAGCGGTGGGGCTGGGCGTTTCGATTTGTGCAACTCAATCAGTGCGGTCACCTCCTCGTGCCGGGCAGCCAAGTGCTTCGCGTGCAAGGCCAGAATTTCTGCAGCTTCCGCTGCAGTGATTTCGCCGTCCTCCAGCGCCAGGGCAAGAAACTGGTCAACCCGACCGCGCTTCACAGAAGTACGCAACGAGCGCTGGTGCATGTCTACGTTGTCCAGATCGCCAACCTCAGGCAGGCGAACAAATACGCCGCTGTACATCGCGCAGATGTAGTCCGGCAAGAAGGTGGTTTTGGCTTCTGTCTCAAGCGTGCAGACCTCATCGTCGGTGAGGGGCTTGACGCCTGCCGACTCGTAAATCCGGTTCTTGAAACGCTTGAGATTCTCCTCGCCAAGAAAGTCAGAGGCGTATGCAAGTCCGCCAGGGAATGCATTGGCAGAGGCAATGACTGCTTTGCGACGGGTGTCTAGCACTGGCGATTTCATCGTCTAGTTTTCTCTCTGCGCAGTTGCGCTCAAAGTTGGCTCATTGGATGGGCTGCATCCGGCGACGCGTCCTTTTCGCGCTTAAGACCGGGAATGGTCTACGTTCCTCCGCGGTGAAAGAGCCATCTCTGTGCTCAGTAACAAATACGTCACGGCCGGCCTGAAGGGCCTTGTTGAGCGCCCCTTGGCTCATACCCAGCAGCCCAGCTGCATTGGTTTGCCCGCGTACTTGAGCAAATTCTTGAAGACTTTTTCGGCTCATCGCGCCGACCTCCATCGTTAAATACCTCTCAAGTATCTCCGGCGGCATTTATTTAATCAAGCCCGGCGGCACTTGATTAAATATCGCCGCAAGGAATAATTGCGAAATGAAAAAACGCGAACTCGAAGATTGGGAAAAAGAGGAGTGCTTGGCGCTCAAAGCGGCCGTGGACGCTTTCAACGCAGGTAAGTCGCGGCGTGATTCGCTGACCCAGGGGAAAATCGCAGACTCCTTGGGTATCAATCAGGGATCCGTCAGCTCGTACCTGAACGGCTACAACGCACTGAATGCGAAAGTCGCTAGTGCAATTGCCGGATTGATTTCCAAACCCGTGGAATCATTCAGCCCTCGACTGGCTGAGGAAATTGCGAAAATGGCTCAGTCCAGCTTCGAATCCAATGTCGAGGCTGGTCCCCCAATCTATTCCTCACCTCGCAGAATCAATATCGAAGGCACCGCCCAACTTGGCAGTGAGGGATATTGGACGAGCCTTGACCAGGCAGCTGGCTGGGTTGAGACCTATTCCAGGGATGAGAACGCCTACGCGCTCAGATTGAAGGGAGACTCAATGGCTCCAGCTATCCGTAGCGGCTGGGTCGCGGTCTGCGAGCCCAATCACCGCCTAGTGCCAGGTGAGTATGTGATGGTCACCACCATTGATGGGCAAAGCATGGTTAAAGAACTTCTCTTTGAAACCGAGGAAGAGATTAGCCTTATGTCGATCAACACTGCGTACGGTGAGCGACTGACAATCTCTCGGGTTGATATCGAGAAAATTCATTACGTAGGTGCAATCCTTGCTCCCAGCAAAGTGTTGGGCCGAATCTAGATTTATGCATGTAAATTGGCCATAAACACCGCCCTCTGAAAGCCCGCCTTTACGGACATTCTCCCCGCTAAATAATTGTTTTTGATCGTTAATCTTTAGCTCTTATGTCGCGAGCCATTCACTCTATATCCATACAAAAAATGGAGCAGTGCAATGGCAAAGCCAAAAAACAAACCATCACCGCCAAATTCGTTTGAGCTTCTTGGACTCCGCATCCAAAAAATCATCAGCTCCCCTACCGCCCAGAAACGAAAAACGGCTGTCATTTGTAAAATTTCAGATGAATGCCCAAGGGATTGGAGGCGACTCCTTGAGGAAATTGCCGATACCGAGCACGTAATGGTGAGCCGCGAAAAAGACGGCAGCGCCCGCGTCTCCTGGGATCTCCCGGCAAATATCTAACCCTTAAACAAGCCCGCCCAGCGCGGGTTTTTTTATACTTCGGAATTTTTTTATCTCCGGCGGCATTGACTTATAATATCCCCGGCGGCAATACTTAATTGCCGCAGCAAATCGTAGCGGCAATACGGGACCCGCCCGCCGCTCTTTAACAGTCAGCGCAATAAACAACAGATCGCATTGCCTCTACCGGCGACCGGCGAGCAGACAGGCCCGAAAGCCTGCCAACGACAGGATCAACCTGGACGGTTGCTCGATGGTGAAACGCCTTAACCGTGTGAATGACCCGGCAAGCAATGCGCCCCGCCCCTCCGGCGGCAATTGGATGGACAGCATCACTGCTGCACCTTGGCGACAGGGTGCATCGGGATGTAAACCAACTCACGCAAGGAAATGGACAATGCTGATTTTGACTCGTAAAGCAGGCGAAAGCATCAACATAGGCAAAGACATAACGATCACCGTGCTGGGTGTCAGCGGCCAACAAGTACGCATCGGGACAAGCGCTCCCAAGGAAGTCGCAGTGCATCGAGAAGAGATCACCCAGCGCATTCAAGCGGGCCTGTCCAAACCCCGGTAATTAATCAACCAGCAGGTAGGCGGAGTGCTGACGAATACACATCACCTACTCCGAGGGATCAGCATGCATCCATCATTTCAAGAGCGCTTCGATGAACTCGGTGTGCTACTGCAGAAAACTAATGCCACCCGGGCCGGCCGTATAAATCGACCAGCGCCAGCCAAACCGGTGCGCTACCAAGTCGCCGGGAGAAGCGTCGGCATGTACCAGATTAAAGACCGTACCACCGGCAAGACTCGCGCCTTTCGTGACGACTACAAGGCCGCTCACGAACTCGCCATGCAGTTTGAAGCAAAGGCCAATCGCCAAATTGCGGTGGCACTATGAAAAAGCGAAAGCCCAACAACATGCGAACCCGGATAGAGCGAGCGAGCCGGGCACTGCTCAATGCCAATCACGTCGCGGTGGTCCATATCGACCCCAGCGGACGCCAAGGGATGATCAACAGGAAGAGCTGCAAAAGCATCCCGCCAGGGCAGCGCATGGCAGAAGCAGTCTGCGACATTGCCCACCGCTGGACGATCTATGTCAGCGTCCATTGTCGCGATCAACAAGGGCACCGCTACACTAAATCAGTAGAGGTTGCTCCCCAAGGCAACTATCTGGCCGCGCACCTCGAAGACGTGATCGAGGACACCTACAAAGCCCTGGTCGCCGAGAGCAATCCGAATCATCGGGTCGCTTCGGGCTGGATCGCCATTCCCGCCGAAATATCGCTGACTGAAGAGCAAGCCGCCCAGGTGTTCGACGCCGTGGGTGTCTGGAATCAGCAGAGGGCAGCGTGAGGCGCATCAACAACCAGGTGCGCCAGCGCCGACGGCAGACATGGCTGGATCTACCGGCCCACGGAATTGAAGAAGCAGGCCATGGCCGAAGAACGGCAGGAGCCGATGGCGGAAGCCATCAAACAGAAGAAAAAGCGGGAGAAGGATGCAGCCAGGAACGCCGCGCTGGGCATCGAGAAGTTTACGGTTGAGGTTGCCGGGGTATTCAGCCGGACCTCAGACGAGTGATGAAAGAGCACGGCATCAACAACCAGCAGGACATTCACCAGCGACTGCTGATCAACCTGATCAACGCCGACTTCGATACCGCTGCGCGCATGATTCGCCGTGTCACGACACCTTATGAGATTCCAGAACAGGTGTCGCGGTCATTTCACCAGCAGAGCTTGACCGAGATGGCGCGCGCCCCCGGAGACCTACCGAGCGATACTCGGTGATTGTTCTGTCCAGAGGAGGTTTATGGCATCTGTTTCAAGCTTCAGGTTGTTACCGACCCTAAGCCAGAACAGTACGTCGTTAGGCGTTACTACACTGAAAAAGATCCAGTGCCCCGACCCATCGGCCTTTTCCTCTACGTCTGCAACGTACAACGCTACCTCGCTTTCGCTAAGCTCTAAGGCATCGGAGATTTCTCGCTGTGTCGGCTTTTTTTACGCTGCTCATAGTGAAATCCATTTCTTGAACAAAGTGCTGAAAGCATAGCTGAACACCAAAACTTAGAATCTCCACCTGTCGCTTCCGGTCACGGAGGGCGGCGCCTGACCCACCCTCACCTATAGCGCTGAACGGCGAGGAGGCGCTTGGTTTTTTGGCTATTTGACGTTTCGCAGCAGGTAATCAATCGCCTCGCACGAAGCAACTTTGCGCTCCGGGCTACCAACGAATGTGTACATTTTGTTGCCCATGACCCCTGCTTTCGCAGAGTCAGCCAGTTTTGCCAGATCCACACCAGCCGCCTTGGCCTCCGAAAGCAGCGCCGCTACTGCCTGTTCGATGGCTACCAGCTTGTTTTCTGTGTCGAACATTTTGCAGCTCCTTGATCTGGCCTCGTGCCAAGTCATCAACCATTAGTTCACTTCAACGAATCACGCCAGCCGGCGAGTCAGTGAGCCAACTACTGGAAAACGAAGTCACGCAACGATTTCCCGCTAGCGATGAAGTCGGTAAGGAACACCACAGGCGCCCCCATATCTCTCGCCGTTCTCAGAGGACCCCTTTTCGCATCAAGCGTGATTACGGTTGAGCCTGCCATAGCTCTTGCGCCGAGTGAAATATCGGTTTCATCGGGATACAAACCTGACTTGCGCTTTTCTAGTTCGCCTTCCTTACGCTGCTCTTTGATGAATTCACTTTCTTCCAAGCTGGTATATCTTCCACCCCCGCCGAAGCCATCACCATAACCGCCAACCCGCTGATCTTCGGAAGAGTGACGTGTATCGTAGAAGCCAAACAAACGATCAACTTTTATGCCCCAGGACTCGATTGAATCCTCAATAAATTTTTTCAGCCACTGCTTGCCTTCTGGAATCGCCCGCTTCTCTAAAACCTGCTCGCCTACGATACGAAGCTCAAACTGTTCGGACGGAAACTCTTTCGAAAGGTCGATTCCGTTCTCATAGATGAAATCAAAAATATTGCTATCGATGTAGACGTACTTCATGTGCTCACTCCTTGGGCAAACATTTAATGACATCATCATCGTAGTCCAGCCGCAGGCCTCGCTAGCGTGGCGACACGCAAATAACTCTCTCCCTCCACTGCCCGGGCATGACCCAGCATAGGACGCCCCATGCCCACAGAAAACCTCATGTCTGGTTGACGGCACGATCACTCATCGTCATCTAATCGGAACCTGCTCAAGACAGGGGATCCCGACAGCTTGCTGGTCTCAACCTCAACATGCCTCCCGCCACAGTGCTCGCAATTGAAGACCTGACCGTCGATGTCCTCGTCAAAGGAAAGCTCTACGGACGTATCTTGGTTGCATTTCTGGCAGATCAGTTTTCTCGTCATGGCTGTAACCCCTGAGATTTCGACCGCCATGAGCTTAGCTAATTTTTCCTATGACCATTGAGACACGTTCCATGCCCACAGAAAACCAAACCTGTCGCGCCGCTAAAGGATGAGCGCACGACGGTGATGAAGCCGGTTATCACCGCCGTGCAGCATGCACTTCGCCAGATCGAAGCAAGAACTTCTATCTAGTCTGAAGTTACCGACTTTCTAGAACGAATTCGCAGGCTGGTAGATCTCTCTTCTGCATCCCGACGCAGTAAGGAAACGTTGTAATCGTAGGTTGATATCAATGGCACAGGCTCCACATTCCGGGACATATCAAGCCATCGCCTTGTGCGTTCGATGTCGAAGGATTCCTTCTTGAACTTAATCTTCGCAACAAGGTTCGCTGAAACCCTGAAGTGTCCACAACCAGCTGAACATTTGACCTCTGACCAGTCTCCAGGCGCTTGAACAATCCTGGCGGCAGCCTGACAGATTAAGCACTTCATATTCGATCTCCATATCAGTGACCTATCAACTGTAGCCGATCACCGACGAAGGACACCCCATGCCCACAGAAAACAAACCGACCGAACAGCTGAAGGTTGAGTGCTCGACAGTCACGAAGCTGGTGATCACTGGCGCACCACGGCTGGACCCGATCACCGTGTTCCTCGAGGACTTCGGCCGGCGCGACTGCCCTAACGAATCAAATCCGAACTACCAGACCGCCCAGGGCAAGATCACAATCAACTGCTGGGACAAGAGCTGAAACGCTTACTGGGACGGCATGGGGCCGCGCACAGTCGCGGAGTTCGTCACCGATTGTGGTTGGGATTACGTGCTGAACTTTACGTGCTGAACTGCTTGCACCGTGATATCAATTCCACCGTCTTCAGCGGTGACGCGCTGCACACCCCGCCCTTGCCAAGAAGTGCATCATCCAGCGCCGTCGACAACAGACCGGACGCCACGATTGGGAACTGGGCGAGCTGAGCAAGGGTGAAGCCTATAAGCTTTGGCGTGACATCGATGTTCTGCGCAGCATCGAGGCGCTCAACGAGACATGGCACCACGACAAGACCCTCAACGAGCTATTCGGTGATGAGTGGCACTACTTACTCAGTGACAAAGCCAACGAACCAAACCACAAATTCACGTACCTGCGCCGCGTTGTCGAAGCGGTTCAGCAAGCGCTGCGCCAGGAACAGCAACAGGTGGCCGCATGATCTCTGACCGATAGCAGCGTCGCTCTAGATGCTCTGGCTCATCTACAAGGGACCACGGTGAAAGAAAGAGTTCACCCCGCCGGTTGCCCGAGGGAAGGGAGCAGCATGCGAACGTCGCCCCCCCAGCGGGTTGAACTATTGGACATTATCTCACACGCCAAAATATTGCATCCCAGCTTCTATCTTCGCCGGTACGGAGCCACGGCATTGAAGTAAGGGTCCACCCCGCCAGTCACCTCAGGGGAGAGAGCGTGTACGCAACTGGCGAGGTGAATCAATAAACCGTAGCTCACCTTCAATGCGTGACTCACGCCCTTCATCAGATTTCCACAATCCACCTACCAGCCTGCCGGTGAACGGCGGGCGAGGAACTCTCATGCCTCTCGAAAACATGTCCGTCATGAAGTGCACCAACATCAAATCAATCCCCATGCGCTTGCTCATGCCTTACGAAGAGCAGGCACTACGCAATCACAGCCAATCTCTGCAGCGCCTTGCCGAGCGCGGCGGTATGGCCGCCTGCGAAATTCTTGGGATCATTCGAGGATTGCGTTGGAGCCAGCTAAAGGTCACACCGGACGACGAAGCAGAGCTGATCAAGTGGGTCGCCAGCAAATCCTAACCACCTACTGCCGCCACGCGCGGCATGGAAACGCTCATGAGCATCCAGTTTCTATCCCACGAGGAGGTTTGCGAGCTCACTGGCGCGCGGACCAAGGCAGGCCAGGTCCTCAACCTGAAGAAGAACGGCATCAGGCACACCATCAAGGTGAATGGCTGGCCAAGCGTCACGGCGATGGCCGTGACTGCGGTCGGTATGTTTGAGCCAGAGAAACCCGCATGGACACCACGCAAGGCTAGCTGACATGGGACGACGACCAAGCAAACCCGGATCAATCGCCCGGCTGAGAGAGCGCAAGAAAGCCAGCGGCCGGGTTTTCTACTACTACGACACCGGCGGCAAGGACCGCAAAGAAATTCCGTTGGGCAGCGATTACGGTCTGGCGATCATGGAGTACGCGAAACTCGAGCGAGATCGCACCGCCACCGACTTGGTGGCCAAGGTGATCACCTTCCGTTACGTGGCCGAGAAGTATTTGGTCGACGTGGTGCCATCAAAGAAACCAGCAACTCAAAAGGACAACGTCAGGGAGTTGAAAAACCTGATGTCATTCTTCGACGACCCGCCGGCCCCGCTCGAAACAATCCAGCCCCTCCACGTCCGCCAATACTTGACCTGGCGCAAGGCCGCGCCGGTGCGCGCCAATAGGGAGAAGGCCCTGCTCAGTGCAATCTGGAACTTCGCCCGGGATATCGGCTATACCGCGCTTGCCAACCCTTGCGCAGGAATCAAGGGAAACAAGGAGACGGGGCGGGACATCTACATCGAGGACGCACTGTTCAAGCGCGTGTACGAGAAAGCGGACGCCGGCCTACGGGATGCGATGGACCTTGCCTATTTGACTGGCCAACGGGTGACCGACACTCGATTGATGGATGAGCGCGACGTCCGAGAGGGTCAGATATGGGTGCTGCAGGGCAAGACAAACGCTAAGCGTCGAATCGAAATCACTGGGGAGCTGAAGATTTTGATTGATCGAATCATGTCCCGAAAGTCAGAACACAAGGTCCGCTCAACGCGGCTGATCGTCACCGAGGATGGCACACCAATGTCGGTGGCGATGTTGCGGGGAAGGTTTGACTTGGCCAGAGAAGCAGCCGGGGTTGCAAAATCCGAGTTCCAGATGCGCGATTTGCGCGCTAAAGCCGGCACGGACAAGGCGGAGTCAAGCGGCGATATTTTGCAGGCTAGAGATCAACTTGGGCATACGACCGTCGTAATGACCGAGCAGTACATCCGCAATCGAAAGGGGAAAAAGGTCTCTCCAACGAAGTGAATTGCGGACCAGATCAATAATTGCGGACCAGAAACGAACAAGGGTTTGCTCAGCTTTCGCTCGCAAACCCTTGATATATATGGTGCCCGAAGCCGGAATCGAACCGGCACGCCCTTACGAGCGGGGGATTTTAAGTCCCATGCGTCTACCAGTTTCGCCATTCGGGCGGTAGCGCGGTGAAGCGTCCAGGTTTTGCCAGATAACGATCTGGCAGATCTGACGCTTGTGCAGCAGAGGTGGAAATATATACATCCCGCCCCGGTGAAGCAAGTTCGCAAATACCCTTTTCAAGACTAAATCTTGCAGGCTATTGCAAATAAAAAAGCTCCGTAAATCATAGATCTACGGAGCTTGTTTATTAGTGGAGGCCGAGGTCGGAATCGAACCGGCGTAGGCGGATTTGCAATCCGCTGCATAACCATTTTGCTACTCGGCCTCAAAACATTTGCTGTCAGTAGCGCGACATCAAATGCGTACAAACTTGGAGCGGGAAACGAGACTCGAACTCGCGACCCCGACCTTGGCAAGGTCGTGCTCTACCAACTGAGCTATTCCCGCGTCTTGGTGTGGCGCATTCTATAGAATCCAGAAGCCCCGTCAACCCTTTGATTCAAAAAAGTTTTATTTCTTTTCAACGTCGGTCTTCAGATGCGGCCAGGCAGCCCGCAGGTACTGGACCATCGACCACAAAGTCAGGCCAGCCGACACCATCAGCAAGGTGTAGCCCAGCAAGACCCAGAAACTGAAATCCTTGGGATTGGCCAGCAGGATCACCAGCGCCAGCATTTGCGCGGCGGTTTTCCATTTGCCCAGGTTCGATACGGCAACGTGGGCACGAGCGCCCAGTTCGGCCATCCACTCACGCAGTGCCGAGACGACAATCTCGCGACCGATGATCACGGCGGCTGGCAGCGTGAGCCACAGGTTTCCGTGTTCCTGCACCAACAGGACCAATGCAACCGCAACCATCAGCTTGTCGGCAACCGGATCGAGGAAAGCCCCGAACGGTGTGCTTTGTTCCAGGCGGCGGGCCAGGTACCCGTCCAGCCAGTCGGTCGCGGCAGCGAACGCGAAGACCGAGGCGGAGGCCATGAAGCTCCACTGGTAAGGCAGGTAGAACAGCAAAATGAAGATCGGTATGAGCAGAACGCGTAGAACGGTAATCAGATTAGGGATATTCATCGGCACAACTGGCTACGAGGTGAGGGGGCATTCTACTCGCTGTGCAGATTTGCATAAATCAACTCT